GTATCAAGAGTCTATGTTATTGCATGGTGTATTAACAGAAGCTTTTAGGTTCTTAAAAGGTCTTATGGATATGTACAATCTTTACGAAAAGAAGTACAATGAGGAAGTACAGAATTTTGCCCTACAACAAATGGGTAGAAGAAGACGGGCGGAGTATGATGATGGTGTACCTAGAGTACAAATACCTTCACCTCCTCCAAACACAAATTAATTAAGGAGAATAATTATGGCAATAACAACAAACGCAATCTGTGATTCTTTTAAAAAAGAATTACTTCAAGGAAGTCACGATTTTGATGCATCAACAGACACATATAAATTAGCGATGTATACAAGTTCGGCAACTTTAGGAAAATCAACAACAAACTACGCAACTGCAAACGAAGTATCATCATCAAACTATTCAGCTGGTGGTAAAGCTTTAGTTAACCAAGGTGTGAAAGTTTCATCATCTGTAGCTATTACAGATTTTGCTGATTTATCATTTGTTAATGTGACTCTTACTGCAAGAGGTGCATTAATTTACAATACTCAAACTAACGGTGGATCAAATACTACTGACGCTGTTTGCGTATTAGATTTCGGTGGAGACAAGACTGCAACTTCTGGAACATTTACAATTCAGTTCCCTGCATATACAACATCTGCCGCTATCTTAAGGTTAGCATAAGGATAGAAATGAATGTCAAATACATGGGGTGCACTTAGTTGGGGACAAAATCTTTGGGGTAACCAAAATGATGTTTCTGTTTCAGTAACAGGTTTAAGTGCATCCTTTAGTATTGGCGAAGAAACAGGCTCTGGCACAATAAATATTGGTTGGGGTAGATTAGGTTGGAACACTCAAGTTTGGGGTGACAACGAAACAATTGTAGACGTACCTGTCACTGGTATGTCTATGACTTCAAGCCTTGGTGAAGAGACAGCCGAGGGAGAAATAAATTCTGGATGGGGCCGTCAAGCATGGGGTAACTCTGCATGGGGCGATGCTTATTCTGTTCTTCCAGCAGGACAAACAATTACATCATCTATAGGTACTGCATTAGGGCAAACTAGCTATACTGCGGCTGTAAGTGGAATTCAAGCTAACTTTACTTTAGCAAATATAGCATTACAAATTGACGGAGATGTATTTGTTACAGCATCGGAAGATCAACTAGACTTTGCTATTGGAACCTCTACTTTTGAAGGCCATGCAAATGTTACAGTTTCTGGAATACCTATAACATCGTCAATAGGAAATACTGTTGCTGGATTAAAAACAGCAGTACCAGTCACTGGAATTTCAGCATCTTTTTCTTTAGGTACTTTCACACTAATACAATCAACTACTGAATCAGTAACGGGTATGTCCAGCACCATGTCTTTAGGATCGATTGGTGCAATACCTCAAGTGATGGTTGGAACAGATGGTCTACAAGCTACAAGTTCTGTGGGCTCTGCGACAGTCACGATTACTGCAAATATAGATGTTACAGGCATACAATTGACTTCTTCAACGGGAAGCCCTATTATTACTGCATGGGCTGAAATTGATCCTGGAGTAACTAATATTTGGACAGAGGTTGATCGGGCTGCTTAAATGAGGTATTATTTTAATTATTAAGGAGAATTTTTTATGGCATCAAGTTATTCAAGTGACCTAAAACTAGAGCTAATGGTAACCGGTGAAAACGCTGGTACATGGGGTGATAAAACAAACACAAATTTAAATCTTATTCAACAAGCCGTAGCAGGTTATGAACAAGTAACATTATCGTCTGGAGGCACTCTTGCATTAACAATGTCTGACGGTGCAATATCAAACGCTAGAAATTTAGTTATTAAATTTGCAACTGCAACAATTGCAGCAAGCACAATTTGTACTATACCAAATTCAATAGAAAAATTTTATATCTTTGATTGTTCAGGATTAACAAATGCAAATAACCTTACAATTAAAACTGCATCAGGAACTGGTTTTAGTCCAACTGTTGCAGGAGCTGCAAGTTCTAAAATTTTTGCAGCATATTCAGACGGAACAAATTTAAACGAAATATCTTTAAACACTTTAGGTGGCACAATTGCTACAGCTAACTTAGAAGCGGCATCAGTGACGACTGCAATAATTGCAGACGATGCTGTAACTTCAGCAAAAATTGCTGATGATGCTGTTATAGCCGCTGCAATAGCTGATGATGCTATTGTAACAGCTGCGATTGCGGATGACGCTGTTGCAACTGCTAACATAGCTGACGATGCTGTGACTGCTGCTAAATTAGCAAACACTGCGGTTACTGCAGGATCATACACAACTGCTGACATAACTGTTGACGCACAAGGAAGAATTACAGCTGCAGCTAGCGGATCTTCAGGAGCTGCTCTTTTTGCAGATTTAACAAACACATTAACAGGCCCTGCAAGTGGAAACTTTGCTGCAAAACCTGGTACAACTAAATTAGCTATGTACATGGGTGGCGGTGGCGGAGGCGGAGCAGGTTCCGGAGATAACTTCACAGGACGTGGAGGCGGATCCGGAGGTTTTGGTTTTGTATCTGCAACTGTATCAGCACCTTATAGTTCACCTTACACTGTAGGAGCTGGTGGAAATGCGGGACCTCCAGGAAATGGATCTTCAGGAGGTGGTGGTGGAAGCACCTCACTTTCTACTTACGCTGCCAACGGTGGCTCAGGTGGAAACAGAACTGGTCCGTCTGATGGAGGCAAAGGAAGTACATCAAATATGTTGTATGATTTTACACCTTTTTCAAATAATGGAACTAGAGGTGGTAACTCAGGTCCTTTCACAAACCCAATTAGTTCTTGGTCAGCAGGTCCAGCGGGAACCAATCTTACAGGATACGCTGAGCTCAATCCAGCACTTACTTCTGGTTGGGCTACTGCAGTTACAAACATGAGTGATAACTGCGTTGGAGGTGGCGGTGGCCGAAATAATGGTGGCGGACAAGCAGGTAATCCAGGAAGAATTTTAATATTTGAAAGTGAGGCATAGACATGGCTTATTTATTTTTTAAAAATGGCGAAAGTCAAGTATTTAGATTAGCTAAGGACGATTCAGAAAAAACAAAAATATTGAATCTTTGTCAAGGTGAAAATCTTATTGAAAAAACTATTACAGAAGAAGAATTTCTTAGATGTGATTATGAAAGTCACCGTTACACATTAGTTGACGGTAATGTAGTAGAAACAGAAACTACTGAAGGAAGCGCTGCTGATGATCCATTAGAAGTTGTTCCTCCAAGAAAATCTGAATTTAAAAATGCTGGCGAAGTAACACAAGCAATTGAAGCTGCAGTAGGTAGAATAAACCAGTATTTAAATAATAATGAGGATGCTACTTGGCAAGCATACAGAGATGCTTTAGCGTCACACACACCATCTACAAATTCTGCAGACTATCCAAAAGAAGGAAGCTTAAGTAAAATTATGGCTGATGAAGGAATATCAGCTTATAATGTTTTGCGTTTACCTTAATTATAATATATACAAATACTCTCATGAGTATTAAAGATTATATTTGCGTTCAAGATGATGTGCTTCCTGTTCGTTCAATCGGTAAATTAATAGAGTACATAAATAAAGCTGATGATTGGGAACCTGGACTAACTGAGGGTGAAAAAGACCCAAACGTAGTTAAAAAATTTAGAGATGTTAAAACAAAAAATCTTAATATAGATCCTTCAAACTTAACTAAAACACATTGGTGTAATTTAATAGAATATGCCTTTCGTAAAGTTTTCAAAACATATTCGGAAAAATTACCTCATGTTCATTTTGATAAAATCAAAACCATACAAATATTAAAATACACAGAAAGTGGTCATTACTTATGGCATACTGATCACTCTCTTACTGAACCAAGAACTATTAGTGCAATATTTTTATTAAATAATGACTACGAAGGTGGAGAACTTTGTTTTTTAGATCAAATAAAACACGAGTCATTTAAAGTCGAAAACAGACCTGGAAGATTAATTATGTGGCCAAGTAATTATATGTTTCCTCATTCAGTATCTCCTGTTACTAAAGGAGTTAGATATTCGGTAGTTTTATGGGCACTTTAAAAAAAGATTTCAAATATAAAGTAATAAAAAATTTTCTTAGTGAAGACGAAAGAATACTTTTAAAAAATTATACTAAGATGTTTCATATACATAATATTTCTGATTTTGATTTGACAGATGCATCAGAGTCATCAGACACTGCTAAGTATGGTGATTATTTAATGGAATCACTAATGTTAAAAAAAATAAGTAGAGTCCAAAAAGAATCTGGGTTGCAATTAATTCCAACATATAGCTACTGGAGATGTTACACTAATGATTCAAAATTAAAAAAACATACTGACAGAATGTCTTGTGAAGTAAGTGTTTCTTGTCAGATAGATAATGATGGAGTTGATTGGCCATTTACAGTAGACGGAAAAGATCTTCTTTTAAAAAATGGAGATGGTGTTTTGTATTTAGGAATTGATTTAGAACATGAAAGAGCTCCTTACAAGGGAGACTATCATATACAAACTTTTCTACATTATGTAGATAAAGATGGGCCGCATACTGAGTATGCTAGGGATAAACGATTATTATTTGGAGGAAAATAATGAAAATAATACAACAACCTGACGGTAGTGCTGATTTTATTTTTGATGATAGGGAAATTGAAATCATGAACAAAACTAAAAAATTAAATTTACACGGAAGTGCTTTTAAAGGAGTGGTAAATTCGATGGTTCATGTCATGATGAGTTGGAATGAAAACATAGATGAAGCTATTAGAAACTCAAAAACAAACAAAAGTGAAGAAGAATTCAAGACAACTAAGTAAATAGCACTACCTTTATGTCTTAATTTACTTATAGTATAATATGACATGCCTTTAACAAAAGTAGATATAGTTCCTGGATTTAATAAACAAGTCGCACAAACGGGTGCCCAAGGTAGGTGGACTGATGGTGATTTTGTAAGATTTAGATACGGCCTTCCTGAAAAAATAGGTGGTTGGCAACAAATTCTTGAATCAACTTTGGTAGGAGCTGCAAGAGAACAATTCGTGTGGGCTGATTTAGATGGTAGACGTTATGCTGCTATTGGCACAAATAAGATTCTTGCAATTTATTATGAAGGTGCTTTTTTTGATATTACGCCTTTAGGCACAGCTTTGACTAGTTGCACTTTTGATACTGTAAATACTTCAGCAACAGTTACCGTTAATAAAGCAGCGCATGCTTTAGAACCAGGAGATATTTTTTTATTTAGTTCTGTAACACCACCATCAGGAGCAGGGTATTCTGCATCAGATTTTACAACTAAACCATTTCAAGTAGTTACTGTCCCAAACAGTGATGAGTTTACTATAACTATGGCAAGCGCAGCAGGGACAACGGTCAACGGATCTGGATCAGCAACAGTCACACCTTACATTAAACCAGGTGCTTTAGGTTTTACTTATGGTTTTGGTTTTGGCACAGGATTGTGGGGAGGTGGCCAACAAGTATTTAGTACATTGAATGGTTTATTACAAGATGACACTGCAGGAACGGGTGGATCAGGAACTTCAATTACTCTTGCATCAACGACAGGGTTTCCAGCGACAGGGACAATAAAGGTTGGAGCAGAATTTATTTCATACACAGGTATTTCAACAAATGATCTTACGGGAATTACTAGAGCTGTAGCGGGAACACGATCTGCTCATTCTAGTGGAGCAGGTGTTGAAGCGTTTGTAGGATGGGGTATTGCATCTTTATCTTCAACCTTGACGACAGATCCAGCTTCATGGTCATTAGATAATTTTGGTGAAAAATTAATAGCAACTATTAAAAACGGACAATCTTTTGAATGGAATCCAATTAATTCAAATTCAAATGCTTTAAATACAAGAGCAACTGTAATATCTAATGCACCTACCGCATCTGTAATGTCTTTAGTTTCTGATAGAGATAGACATCTAATAATGTTAGGAACTGAAACAACTATTGGAAGTCCTGGATCACAAGACAAAATGTTTATAAGATTTTCTGATCAAGAAAATATTAGTGATTACTCACCAACATCTATAAATACAGCAGGAACTTTTAGACTCGACTCAGGCACAAAAATTGTTGGAGCCATAAAAGGTAAAGATTACACTTTTATTTTAACTGACAATGCAGCTTACGTAATGCAATTTGTTGGACCACCTTTTACATTTTCTATAAGACAAGTTGGTTCAAATTGTGGTTGTATTGGGCAGCATGCTATGAAATTTGTTAATGGTGTTGTGTATTGGATGGGAGAGTCTGGAGGGTTTTTTGCGTTCGATGGTACAGTTAAATCACTAAGATGTGAAGTTGAAGACTTTGTATTTACAACAAAAAATGGAGATAACCTAGGTGTAAATTATCAAAATGGTGAATCAGTTTATGCTGGATTAAATCATTTATATGAAGAAATATGTTGGTATTACCCTAAAGCTGGAGCTGATTTTAACGATAGATACGTATGTTTTAATTATTCAGACAGAACATGGGTTACAGGTTCTGTATCAAGAACCACTTGGGTAGATGCTAATTTATATGACGTTCCATACGCAACTGAATATGCCTCAACTGGAACTCCAAGTTTTCCTGATGTACAAGGAATAACAAACGTAAATGGATCTACAACTTATTATGCTCACGAAACAGGTGTTGATCAAGTTGACACCGCAGGAAACAAGACAGCAATACCTGCTTTTGTTGAATCGGGAGATTTTAGTTTGAATATAGAAGGAAATGCTCAAGTATTTATGAGTATGCGAAGATTTGTTCCTGATTTTAAAACCATTGAAGGTAATGCTCAAGTAACTATTTTACTTAGAGATTTTCCAAGTGACACAGAAGCATCGTCTCCACTTGGACCATTCACGGTCACCGGATCAACACAAAAGGTTGACACAAGGGCAAGAGCTAGATTTGCTAGTTTAAAAATTGCTAACACAGGAACAGAACAAAATTGGCGTTTTGGAACTTTTAGAGCAGATATACAACCAGATGGTATGAGGGGATAATGGAAGAAA